CTTCTGTACGGGTTTAGCTCGACGACAAAAATAATCAAAAACTGCACTCTGATCAAAAACCTGATCAGTGGGCAGGGCTTCCCAGAGATCCTGCCCAAGAGAATGACCAACATTAAATTCCGTAATGTATGAGGCCATTTTGTCAGAAATGCTCTCATCAGCATGAGCAACCATGAGTTTGTAGAGCAAAGTGCGAGGTGAACGCACAGCCCCAACATGAGAAAGATAATAACCGCAAAAAAGCGCATAGTAATCTTCTTCAAGTTTGAATTGCAATTTATGGAAAAGGTACTCAATCTGATACCATTGAGCTCGAATGGGCAAAACTTCTCCTATAGCAGAATCATCACCAGAAATGTAAACCGGTACATCATCCGGGACGTCATGACGCAAATAAATCACACAGCGATTAAAATCAGAATTGAAATCATAAGTGCCGGGTTCACCGGTAAATCTCATACTCGTAAGCGGACCAAACTGACACTCGAGATTGGTTTTAAGAGTGACATACCACTCAGTTAGGGCGGTGGGGATGGAGTACTGACCCTGACGTTTTTCTTCCAAAAACTGAGCTTCACGCCCTTGATTTGTGTCAAAACCGGTGTAATCATTCATGCACCGTTTCCTTCCGGGTTTTAACCAGGCAGCGGCGTGATCAGAAAGGTCATGGGGGGTCTTACCTCCATATTTAAAAATATTTGGGGGGCAATACTCCTTGTCAACCGCATTCATGTACTTAACAACGGGACCAAAAATGAGAAGGACGGCATCGTGCATTAAGGCCAAAGTTTGACATGCTTTCCAATTGCCAAAAATGGAGCCTTCATTGATCTTTTGTTGTGTTTTCGCGAAAATCCGAACGACCGTATGACGCCAATCCGGGTCGGAACGAAATGCGTTGGCCTGAATCACACTTTTAGTTTTAGTGGTCAGGGAATTATACTCATTCAAAGATATGCACTCGGCAAACAAAATGGGATCGAAAGGACGAACAAATGAGGGATCAAGCTTAAATGAACGACAATGGGCCTCAAAAAGCAATGAACCAGCAGCGATGTCTTGAGTTGTAAGAGGAACAGGGGAATAGTCATGACGAAAACGTAACCGCTTCACAACGCTGGCTGGAAGAAGCGTCGGATCTCGGCCACTGTGATGTTGAGCAGCGCAAGCTTGTGGAGGCATAACTCCAAATTCATAAGGTTCATTAAGCACAAAAAATTGTTTACTTTGTGTGCCTTTATAATTGATCTCCTTGTCATTAACGTCAAAGGAGGGGACACCCTGGTTAAAAACTCCTTCCCAGTCGATACCGGGATATACGGGTTCGCAAGGAGCGTGAATGGGGTCAGGAATAGAAGGGGGATCAGGAGGAAATGAGACTCGAGGGAAATGGTGATGGAGCGGGCGTCGGGTTTCAGGAATGAAGCCAGTGTCAAGATCCTGATTGGCGTGGTCCTCGTGAATCCCGCGGAGAATACTACTGGGCGGTGTAACGAGGTCACTCATGTCCATGGGATCCCTACGACGAGATCGACGAGGTCGTAGTCGAGGCTCAGGACGACGTTGAGGAATAATGTTCAGTGTACTTTGAGTCTGAAAAGCTCGAGGTACTGAGCGACGACTGCAGGAACCAAAAGCGAGGGTTGCGGTGGAACCACCTCGAAGTTGTAAGTGTGCCTGACGATCATTTTCAGTCATAGGAGCGCGAATCAAATTTCGTCCAGTGAGTTCGTTCTGCATTAAAGCAGCGATGTCCACGGGTGTATTATTCACAACTGCTCTAATGACAGGATTTGCGATGGGGATCGTGCGAGCAGCGTGAAGATCTCCAGTAAAAACCAAACCTTGACGAGATCGAGTGACGGCGACTAATGCAACTCCAATGGAAATTCGATTCATGAAAGGTCGATCAAGGAGGAGTTGACTGAAAGCTCGAAAAGTGAGTCCCTGAGAGGCGGAAGCTGTGACAGCTCCATAGCCGAGATCACTTTGAACCAAAGCGGCGCCAGTGGAAGCGACTATCAATGGAGCTCGTGATGTTGGGAGCGCGCGAAACCCACGGATGCCAACAACACTACTGAAGCAGGGAACGGTTAAAAGCGCGGCCACATTCTGGGGAATTCGATAAGACCAGAACTGATAAAAATTGGCCAACGGCGTCAAGTAACTTGATTCAGAGGAGAGGCGAGCATTGGTTGAATGAGGGTTCGTGGAGTGGTACTCCCCCTGACAGGGATCGCCGAGGAGGATGACAGTGGTGATAGCGGGATCCAGGCAGAGGCACAAATCGAGATATCCCCGTGGAAGCTTGTAGAGCTCATCAATAACAAGAACGGTGCTTGTTTTGAGTAAGCTAGATTCCCACGTGCCAACTCGCCAGGAATCATGCTCAGAGAGCTGCAAATCGTCTTTCCACTCGGCGCGCAATTGTGTGGACGGTACAGAGACTCGATATGAAACGGCTGGAGAGTGGAGGCGTTGGAGAACTTCTTT